GATCCTGAGCCGTCGTTGTTTGATGATTTTGAGTTTGAGTGTTCGGGGATGTGTGGGATTTGATGAGTGATAATTTTGGCCGTAATCGCACAGCCGTCGAACAAATGCTTCAGGCGCTCGAGGGTTTGGGGCGTTTGGAGGGTGTGGATTCGGCGCGTGTGGCGATGGTGCGGGCGTTGGCTGACGCTGTGGATCAGGATCCGACGAACGCCAGTTTGTGGCGTGAGTATCGGGCGGCGGAGCAGTCGTTGAGGGAGGTGGGCGATAATGGTGATGATGGATTCAAGGAGCTTCTCGAGTCTTTGTCTTCCGCGGTGGGCGACAAAGCCGACGGCAGGAAGAAGAAATCGGGGTCGTGAGATTGCGGCGGTGGCCGAGCAGCTGGGTCAGCCGTTGATGCCGTGGCAGCGGATGGTTGCCGATGTGGCGAGCGAGATTGATGACGATACTGGCCTGCCGGCTTTTCGTGAGGTGGTGGTGACTGTTCCGCGTCAGTCGGGGAAGACGACGTTGGTGTTGGCGTGGGAGTTGCATCGGTGTTTGATGTGGGGTCGGCCTCAGCGGGTGGCGTATACGGCGCAGACTGGGTCGGATGCGCGTCGGAAGTTGATTGATGATCAGGCGCCGTTGTTGTTGGATTCTGCGTTTAAGGCTGCGGTTTTGAAGGTGCATAAGGCGCAGGGTAATGAGGCGATTGTGTTTCGGAATGGGTCGCGGATTGATGTGTTGGCGACGACGGATTCGGCGGGTCATGGGAGGACGTTGGATTTGCCGATTTTGGATGAGGTTTTTGCGGATGCTGATGATCGGCGTGAGCAGGCGTTGTTGCCTGCGATGGCGACTCGGCGGGATGCTCAGTTGTTTGTGGTGTCGACGATGGGGACTGAGGCTTCGTCGTATTTGAATCGGAAGGTGGAGACGGGTCGGGCGGCGGTGGTTGAGGGGGCGAATACTGGGGTGGCGTATTTCGAATGGTCGGCGGATATCAATGTGGATATTGATGATCCGAGGGTTTGGTATTCGTGTATGCCGGCGTTGGGTCATACGATTTCGGTGGAGACGGTGCGGCATGCGCGTCGGACGATGTCGGAGGGTGATTTTCGTCGGTCGATGTTGAATCAGAAGACGGTGTCGGATGAGCGGGTGATTCCGGTGTCGGTGTGGGAGCAGGCGTGTTCTGGGTCTGTGGTGGTGGAGGGCAAACTGCGGTTCGGTTTTGATGTGAATAGTGAGCGGTCGGCGGCGGCGGTTGTGGTGGCTGATGATCAGGGTCGGTGTGAGCTGATCGAGTTTCGTGAGGGTTTGGGTTGGTGTGTGGATCGGCTGGTGGAGTTGTGGCGGAAGTGGGAGTCGCCGGTGGTGTTGGATGCGTTTGGGCCGGCGGGGTCGTTTGCTGATGAGCTGGTCGCTCGTGGGGTGAATGTTGTTAGGTATTCGACGCGTGAGATGGCGTATGCGTGTGGGTCGTTGTTTGATCGGTTGGCTGATGGTCGTGTGAGGGTGCGGTCGTCGGATGTTTTGGATGGGGCTGTGGCTGGTGCTCGTCGTCGGGCGACGGGTGATGCGTGGGTGTGGGCGAGGAAAGATGGGGATTCTGATGTGTGTCCGCTGGTAGCGTTGACGTTGGCTGCTGATGTGAAGGGTGTGGCGACTGTGGATTTGTGGGTGGATTTTGGTTAGGCGTGTCGGTTCTGTGTTGCAGGTTGTGGGTGTGCTTGTCGGGTCGTTGTCGGCTTATAACATTCATCCGGCTGTTGGTGGGTTATTCTTGTCGGCAGGTTTGATTCTGTTTGGTTTGTCGCTCGAGAATTCTGGTGAGGTCTGATGCTTCTTAATCTTCGTCGCCGGGGTATGGAGGAACGTAATCAGTTTTCGTGGCCTGACTATTTGCGTTTGTGGGAGCAGTTTTCGTTTAACGGCCATCAGTATGTTGCTCCGGGCGGAAGTTTTGAGGAGTTGTCGGCGTTGGAGGGCGGCCGTAACGCGATTGTTTCGGCGTGTATTTCTGTGCGGGCGTTGGTGTTCAGTGAGGTTCGTTTCGTGTATCAGGGGTATTCGTCGGGTCGTCCGGGGAATATGTTTGGTACTGAGGCGCTCCGGATTTTGGAGCGTCCGTGGCCGTCTGCGACGACTGGCGATTTGTTGGCGCGTATGGAGGTCGATGCGAGTCTGTATGGGAATTCGTATTGGGTTCGGCCGAATGGTGTTGGCGAGCTGATCCGGTTGAATCCGGTGAAGACGATTATTGCGACGGCTGAGGTTGTTGATGCTGAGACGGGGATGCCGTTCGGTTATCGGCTGGTTGGCTATTCGGTGGTGAATGATCGGCATGAGGAGGTCGCATTTTTTGAGCCGTCGGAGGTGGCGCATTATCGTCCGCTGGCTGATCCGTCGCATCCGTTCCGTGGGCGTTCGTGGTTGTCGACGGTGTTGTCTGATGTGTCGGCTGATAACGAGATGACAACCTACAAGCATGCGTTTCTGCGTAATTCTGCGACGCCGAATATGGTCGTCAAGTTTGATCCTGGCGTGTCGGAGGAGGCGTACAAGAAGTTCAAGGAACGGTTGGAGGCCCGCCATCAGGGCGCCGGTCAAGCATTTAAGACTTTGTATTTGGGTGCCGGCGCTGATATCAAGATGGTTGGTTCTAATCTTGAGCAGTTGGCGTTTAAGGCTGTGCAGGGTGCTGGGGAAACCCGTATCGCTGCCGCTGCCGGCGTACCGGCTTCAATTCTCGGGATCAGTGAAGGGTTGGCGGGGTCGGCGTTGAACGCCGGGAACTATACGGCTGCCCGCCGGCGGTTCGCTGATGGCACGATGCGTCCATTGTGGCGGTCGGCTGCCGGAGCGCTCGAGAACCTGGTGCCACCTCCGTCCGGTGCCGTTCGCCTCTGGTATGACGACCGGGACGTGTCGTTCCTGCAGGAGGACGTGTTAGATGCAGCGGAGATCCGTGGCAAAGATGCCACCACCATGCGAACCTTGGTGGACGGCGGCTTCGAGCCGACTTCGGTGATCAGCGCCGTCACGACCGGCGACATGACCTTGTTGACTCACACGGGGACATTGTCGGTGCAGTTGCAGCCGCCCTCTGACGGCACCGAACCCGATGTCGACGACACGTCAGATGACGACCAGGACAACGCCTGATGCCGTATTTTGTGACGAATTCGTCGGCTGAATGTTCCGGGTGGGCTGTCGTTAAAGACGACGGCGAAGTGATGGGATGCCATCAGACGAAAGCCGATGCCGTCGACCAGATGATCGCCATCTCCCTCGAGGAAGGGATCGAGCCTGGCGGTGAGCGTGAAGCCCGAGAACTGCCCGACAACTATCGTCCAGCGATCTCTGACGATGTGCCGGAAGGTCGGGCTTGCGGGAACTGTCTGCACTACAACGAGGACATGGTGAATGAGGATGGGGTGCGGGTGTGGTGCAACCTGTGGGAGGATTGGGTTCGGGGCGACCATTACTGCAACCGTTGGGAGCCAGGCGTCCGCTACGACAAAGAAGACGAGGATGAGGAACGCCAAGTCGATTTGAGCGTCCCTGAATACATCCGGAACGCTGCCGCTCGAGGATTAGAGCTGCGTGAGGACGGTTTCGGTGGCGACGGCCTAGTGCCTCGCACGATCCGTGAAGCCCGCCTGATGGCCGCCGGCGACATCAGCGAAGACAAAGTTATCCGAGCGAACGCGTGGGGTGAACGGCATGCCGTCGACCTGGAGGCACCACAAAACTCTGACGCCGACAATGAAGACTGGCCGGGGAACGGTGCAGTCGCCCACTACCTGTGGGGGATTAACCCGTTGAATCCTGGTCCTGCGCGAGACTGGTTCGCCCGGAAAGCCGAACAAATTAAAGCCGAACGATCTGCAAACTCGGAGGGGTTGACAGAAAAGGAAACCACCATGGAAGAAAAAGAATTCCGTTTCGAAGCCCCCAAAGACAACCTCGTCCGGCAGGTCCAGTTCCGTGCCGAACCGTCCAACGATGGACTGACCCTCGAGGGCTATGCGGCAGTGTTCAACGAATGGACCGAAATCGACTCATACGAAGGCTCATTCTTCGAGCGGATCGCTCCAGGCGCGTTCAAAAAGACGATCAGCGAACGCATGCCAGTCCTCCAATTCGATCATGGCACCCACCCGCTGATCGGATCCATCCCGCTCGGAGTTATCACCAGCATTAAAGAAGACTCCCATGGTCTGCGCGTCAAAGCGCGCCTGTCGGACAACTGGCTTGTGGAGCCGGTGCGCGACGCCATCCGAGACGGATCAATTCAAGGGATGTCTTTCAGGTTCCGTGTTATCAACGAGATGTGGGCGCGAGGCAAGAATGGGCCAGAGCGCACTATCACTGAGGTAGCATTGTATGAGGCCGGGCCCGTGGTATTCCCGGCCTACGAGCAAACGTCAGTTGGCGTGCGAAGCCGAGAAGTTCTCACTTCGCTCACCGATCCTGAGGTGCGCGGCGAAATCGCCAAGCTGCTCGCATTCGGCACCGAACTGGCCGCCGAAACCACGGAAACAGACGAGCCGCAAGAGCACTCGACGAGAACAAAAGCCCAACGCCAGGCAATCGCCCGGCTAACACTCCAAAAGGACACTCATGAAGATCACTGAACTTCGTTCCAAGGTGGAGGCGCTGAAGGCCGAAATCGAGTCTCTCGCCGCCATCGAAGACATCACCGCCGAAGATGACGCCCGTCTGACCGCCGCACTCGACGAGTTCGACGCCCGGTCCGCCGAACTGTCGGAGGTTGAGGCCCGTGACGCCCGCATCGCTGCCGCCAAGGCAACGATCGTGGAGCGTGCCGCCGGCTACGACGCCCCGCAGATCATGAAGAAGACCAGCACCGACATCGACGTCCGGCGCGCCACCCGTGGCGAAATCCGTGACGCCGCCCTGAAGGTTGTCGAACAGCAGGGCAAGGGCCTCGCCGCCCGCCAGATCGACAACGTCGACAAGCTGATCAACACCCGCTCCGAAATGACCGACGGCGGAGAAATCGCCAAGCGTCTCCTCCTCACCGAGAACGACGCCTACCGTTCGGCTTTCATGAAGGCATCGACCCAGGCTGCCCCGGCTTTCTCGCCGGAAGAGACCAAGGCCATCAACGAGTTCCGTGCTGCCGCAATCAGCCCGGACTCCGCAGGTGGATTCGGTTTGCCTGTGCTGATCGACCCGACCATCATCCTCACGTCCGGTGCCGCTGACGCCCCGATCCTCAATCTGGCTCGCGTCGTCACCATCACCACCGACGAGTGGAAGGGTGTGTCGTCCGCTGGCGTCACCTGGTCCTACGACTCTGAGGCTGCCGAAGTGTCCGACGACGCTGCCACGCTGGCCCAGCCGAACGTGGTGACCTACAAGGCTGCCGGATTCATTCCTTACAGCCTCGAGGTTGGCATGGACTACCCCGGCTTCGCCGACGAGATGCGTCGCCTGCTCGACGCCGGCTACGTCGACCTGGTCGCCAAGCAGACCATGACCGGAACCACCCCTGTCGGCATCTTCACCGCCCTCGACGCCAACACGAACGTCGAAGTGGTTGTGACCACCGACGGTGCGTTCGGTGCCGTGGACCTGCTGAAGGTGTGGGGCGAACTGCCGGAGCGGTACCGCAGCCGTGCAACCTGGGTGATGTCGACCGACGTGGAGAACGAGATCCGCACGTTCTCGTCCACCTCGAGCGGCGCCTACTACACGGTCAACCTGACCGAGGGTGGCACCCCGACGCTGTTCGGCCGTCCGGTTGTGAAGAGCGACTACGCTCCGAGCTTCACCGGCACCACCGGCGCCGCCAACATCCTGGTGGTTGGTGACTTCAGCAACTATGTCATCGCTCAGCGCGCCGGCATGACCCTGGAGTTCATCCCGCAGCTGTTCGGCACCACGAACGGTCGGCCGACCGGCCAGCGCGGCTGGTACGCCTACGCTCGTCACGGCTTCGACTCCGTGAACGACCTGGGCTTCCGGTTGCTCCAGAACCAGTGAGATAACCCTTCCTAGGGTTGGCGTGGAGCCGGGGGATAAAACCCCCGGCTTCTTGCTATCTCAGGGCGAATACAGGTAAAGTCCCGTTGGAAACCTAGGAGGGTTTGATGGACAAATACGTTTTTTCTCGTGGTGAATGTTCAACGGTCAATTCGAAAACTGGTCTGATTGTGCGGTTGCAAACCAATCAGGTTTGGGCTGCCGATGACCCGTTTGTGTTGGCTAACCCCGGCCTCTTTTCTGAAAGCCCGTCAGTGATCCATCGCACAGAGTTTGGTGCGGTTGTGGAGTCGGCGTCGGCTGCGCCTGGGGTGAAGCGTCAGGTGAAGCGTGGCTAAGAACGATGTGCTTCTCGGATATTTGCATCCGCATGAGGTCAGTTCTAGTTTTCTGAAAAGTCTGAATGCGCTGGTCGGATGGGATATTTCTCATGGGCGCCGGCTGAATGGTTGGGCTTCGATCAAGTGTGCGGCTGGCGGTATCCCTGAGGGCAGGAACGAGCTGGCGAAAGCGTTGCTTGATTCTGAATGTGACTGGCTGTTCATGATCGACGCCGACATGGGGTTTGAGCCTGTCGCGTTGGACCAGTTGTTGGCGTTGGCTGATCCGCTGGAACGTCCGATGGTGGGTGGTTTGGCGTTCGCTCAGCGGGAGGCTTTTGATGATGGGATGAATGGTTTTCGGTGTATCCCTCGACCGACGATTTTTGAATTTGTGAAGCATGAGGATGGGCATCACCGGTTCACTGGTTTGGCTCATTATCCGGTGAATACGTTGATGCGGTCGGCGGCGACTGGCGGTGCGTTCATTGTGATCCACCGGTCGGTGTTTCAAAAGATTTTGGATGAGCAGGGCCCGGTTTGGTTTGATCGGGTTCGGCATCCTGACGGGTCGTTGATGGGTGAGGACATCAGTTTTTTTGTGCGTTGTCAGGCGTTGAATTTGCCGTTGTTTATTCATACGGGAATTCGGACGACGCATATGAAGCAGTTGTGGTTGGGGGAGTCGGATTTTTGGCAGTCGTTTTATGCGCCTCCTGCTACGGATCCGGTGGATGTGATTATTCCTGTGTTGCATCGGCCTCAGAATGTGGAGCCGTTGATGGTGTCGTTGCGGGCATCGACTGGTTTGGCGACTGCTTGGTTTGTCTGTGAGGAGGGCGATGATGTGGAGATGGGTGAGGTGGAGCGTTGTGGTGGTCGTGTGCTTGTTCGTAATGGGACGTTTGCGCAGAAGGTCAATGCGGCGTTCCGTGAAACTTCCGCTCCGTGGATTTTCTTGGCCGGAGATGATGTCCGTTTCCGACCGGGATGGCTAGACCATATCCAGCATGTCGGCCAGAAATATCAGGCGTCTGTGGTTGGCACGAATGATCTTGTGAATCCTCGGGTGATGCGTGGGGAGCATGCGACACATATGGCGATCCGCCGGGATTATGTGATGGATCTTGGGGCGTCGTGGGATGGTCCTGGTGTTGTCTGCCATGAGGGGTATCACCATTGGTTTGTGGATGATGAGATTGTGACCGTGGCGAAAACTCGACAGTCGTTCCAGATGGCATTGGGGTCCGAGGTCGAGCACATCCATCCGATGGGCGGGAAAGCTCCGAACGATGAGATTTATGATTTGGGTGCCGCCCGATCTCACGAAGATGAGGCGCTGTTCAAGTCTCGCTACAAGAAGTTTTTTGGTAAATGAGGGTTGCTGTCGTTTCGTCTGTTTTTGGGCGGTATGACGAACCGGTTTTTGTAGAGCAGACGGTCGATTGCGACTATGTGTTGGTCACTGACGGCGATGGTCTGGTCCCAGCAGGCTGGAATGTCCAGGTCGCTAATCCTGGCAAGATGCATCCAAGGTTGGCGGCAAAGTTTGCGAAGTGTGCGCCGTGGCGGTTTGTGGATGCTGATGTTTGGGTGTGGATGGACGGGTCGATTCTGCCTGAGGCGCATTGTGTGGAAGCGTTTTTGGATTGTCTTGTCGATCAGGATGTGGCTTTCTATCGGCATCCGCTGAGGGCTTCGTTGACTTCTGAGGCGCAGAAGTCTTGGGAGATGCATAAGTATGTGGATGCTCCGGTACGTGAGCAGGTGCAGTCGTATCTGGATGGCGGGCATCCTGACGAGTGGGGTTTGTGGGCGGCCGGCATTTTCGTGTTTCGTAATACGTTGACGGTCCGTCAGATGGGCGAGTTTTGGTTACGTGAGATTTGCCGGTGGACGGTGCAGGATCAGTTGTCGTTGCCGTTGGCGTTGCGGACTCATGGGCTGATGCCTGCACCGCTTCCTGGCAGTTTGTTAAGTAACGGGTTGTTTAAGATTCGTCCGCATGCTGATCGGAGCTGACATGAATTTTTGGTTTGAATATGAAACTCGTTGCGGGCAGGGGTCGGATATTTCTGATCATTTGCCGAGACTGTTTGCTGAGGCTGATCAGCGTGAGGTGTGGGTGCTCGAGTTGGGGGTGCGGTCTGGGAATTCGACGGCAGCATTTTTGGCGGCGGCGGAGAAGAATTTGGGGCAGGTATGGTCGGTCGATATCGGTCGGCCGAGGGTGCCGCAAGATTGGTTCATGTCAGATTTTTGGACGTTCATCGAGGGCAACGACCTTGAGGTTTCGGAGCTGTTGCCGTCCGGGGTGGACATCCTGTTCATTGATACGTCGCACGCCTACCGGCAGACCTTATTGGAGTTGGAGATGTATGCGCCTCGGGTGAAGGCTGGCGGGAAGATCATTTTGCATGACACCGAATTAGAGTTCCCTGAGGC